GCGTGTAGCGCAGCGTTCCCGGCACGCGCTGCCAGCGTATGAGGTCACCCACCTTGCGGGCGTAGACGTTGATGAGGTCGCCCTGGCCCTCCCCCGGCCGGCGGCCGGGCAATGCGCTGACCGGGACAGGGAGGGGCACCGGAGGCATCAGAAGTAGTCCGCCTGCATCGGCTGATAGGTGGGCATCGAGACACGATGAAAGCGCAGCGCCTGATCGGCGAGCGCACCCCTACGCATGATGTCAGCAAGCTCCTCCCCGGCGATGCCGAAGACCGGGCTGTATTCCATCGTCAGATAAGCAGCGACTTCCGTCATCGCCTCATCTGGAATATTGTTGGCGTCGTCTACAATGTAAACATTGCCTTTAGCCATCGCCGCAAGATGACGCTCGAGGTTCTGATCAACAACGCGATAGTCCTCAGGCGGGAGATCTTGTCCCGCCTGCCAAACTCCCAGGTTCTGGAGGACCCTTTCGATCAGGTCCGCGCGCGTTGCCATGAGACCTCATCTGTGGGCTGGTTTGGGCTGCTGCTTGCTGTGTTCCATCGTCGGCTGCTCGGGGCGGCTGGCCTCGATCTTTCGCCGCTCCTGCTCCTGCTCGCGCTGGCTCTTCTTTTCGTTGAGCTGCTGCTTCTTCTGCTCGGCCTCTTGCTCGTGCTTCTGCCGCTCCTCGACCACCTTCGCGTGATCCGGCCCCCCTTCGACCTTGAAGTAGGGGTTGCCGGCGAGCTTCTCCTTCAGGCGGTTTGCCTGCGCCTCGTCGGGCATCAGCTCATCGAGGTTGACGGCCTCGCCCGGCATGAAGGTGATGCCGCCAATGCTGATCGGCTGCTCTGTCTTATCCGGGTCGGCGTAGGTCACCGACCCGAGTTTGCGCTCTTGGTCTTTCTGCTGCACAGCCACGGCCGGTCTCCTAGGTCTGGTTGGTGTAGAACTGGATCACGTAGTCAAACCCGCCGGTTGCGGGGTCGCCAGCTCCATTGAGGCGCGCGTAGATTTCCATCTCTTCCTGCACGTAGCCAAACGTCAGCGTTTGCGGGAGTTTGGCGATGGCTGAGATGTCGGCCACCGTCGAGATCGGAAACGTGAAGGCCCCGGTCCCTGGGAACGCCGCCGCGCCGGATGCCACACCGCCGACGTCGATGGTGAAGCCAGCGCCATACGCCGTCGACACGTACAGGATGGCGCTATGGACGAAGCTGTTTGCCGGAATGGTGCCGATGGGGATCGCACGCCCCTTCGGCGAGCCGCGTGGCAATGAGATGCCAGGACCGCCCACCCGGTGCATGCACCGGATGCCCAACATGGCATTCATGTTGGGGTAGGTTCTGCCTCGCTTGGCGGCGTTGAGGAGGGTGATACCCATGATCCCTCCTCAATCGCGCTGGATGTAGAAGGGGATGCAGACATCCACCTCGCCGAGCGTCGATGCCCCGGTGAGGCGGATGAACAGCTCAAGCTGATTGGCCGTGTAGCCCATCAGCGCGCCCGAGATGATGCCGGCCGTGAAGCCCACGGTCGCCACCGCCGACGCGGCGAGAAGGCCGCCCGTGAACGTGCCGGCCGTGTCTTTCACACCGATGTCGATGGTCGGTGTGGTGCCATTCATCGCCACGATGACGTGCTGCGCGAGCGGCAGGATGATCGCGCCTTGCGGGATGGTGCCGATGTGAAACGGCACCCCCGCTGTCAGCGTGACATGCCCAGCAGCAGACCCCGGCGACGGCGCGAGGCCGCTGCTGACGAACTTCGTCGGGTCCTGCTGGATGTGCGACCGTATAGCATGGATGGCATTAACACTAGGATAGCCGCGCCAAGGCTTTAAACCCTTGGTGATGACGACGCCGGTAGGTGCTCCCATGTCATCCTCCCCTTATACGTCTTGGATGGAGGCGACATAGGCTTGCGCCATGCCCCACTGTACTAATTTACCCGCACCACCCTGGCCTGGATTACGCTTGAAGACCTTGGCTATACCATAGACTGCTTCAATTCCTCGTCCAAGAAGCATTCCATAGTCGTCTTCTTTGCGCTCTGTAGGTCTAGGCATCTGACCCCAGGCTATAGCCAAAGCATTGCGTCCGCACATGAAGATCGGAGCAACGTCTTTACCACCATTGCCCGCGCCTGTTACTGTGAGCATATCATCCATTTCCGGGATTTCTCGGATGATAATGCCACGGTAGAGCAAGTCGCCGTCCTGGAAGATCGGGTTCTTGTCTACACCACCGTTCTCGCGCGGACGAGCTTGAAGGTTTGCTTGCTTAATGTCGGCGTCGTCTGCCAAGTCGCGGAATGCATTGGCACCGACAAAGCAAACGAACCACTCCCTGCCTTGCTCTTCATTGTCCTTGTATGGTGTGATGCCTGGACTTGTCCTGCGCGCCCGGCGCTTGAGCAAGAGCAGCAGCTTGGCGCTCGCCTTGTCGGCAACGTCATCGACGTTGGCGAGTGAGGCAGCGTGGTTGCCGGCGACGAAGTTGCCAACGGCAGAACCGTAGAGCAGGCGATCCGAGTTCGCGTCGTGCCATGCATTTTTCTGCGCTGCCGTGGCAAGATCATATAGGATTCCATTCACACGCTGGCCGGCAGTAGCCTCCGAGCCCCAGTTGGCGGGAGGGCTCTCGCTGGGAATGGCGTGCATCGCCAGGATGGTCTCGTCACGAGTAATGCCCTGCATCCACTCGCTGAGCATCGGACGGACTTCGTCCAACTGCTCGTAGGCCGACTTCCTCATCTGGGCGCGGGTAAGCAATACGGCGTTTCTGATCCAATCGATCCAGATCCGCATGCCGTATTCATCGAGGGGCTCTTCGTTTCCGGTCAAGGGACCAGTAGAAACGCCAGGGCCTCTCAGCGATCCAACGAGAGGGACATTGAGAATGTCACCACCGTCAGCTAGATCGCGGTATACTTGAATGATGTTACTTGGGCTCTCGCCCATATATGGCGAGAAATAGTTGGCTCTACGCCATTCGCGATAAATCTTCTTTCGCCACTTAATGACAACATTATTGGCTTGGATTGTAGATACTGCCATGACCTTGCCCTCTCGTTATGAGAGGGGCGTCCCGCTAGTTGGATGGGCGGGAACGCCCGGCGTCAAAAATCGCCTCCTCCGACCCATCCTCGACCTCGCTTGCCGCCGGCATGCCGCGCGAGCCATTCAGTCGGGATAGAGATGTCGGGAGGCGGACCTCATGCCGGGGCTGCTGCTGCTGTGACAGAAACCGTCCGTTCTCATCGCGGGCCCGGTGGTCGGGCTGCTGCTGGGACGGCGCAACGCCGCCCTGCTGCTGTAGGTACTCGTCAATGATGCGCTGACGGTAGGCGTCGAGATTGCCTCCCGTCTCATGCAACATTCGCCGTTCATGGAACCAACGAACCATCTCCTCGCCGGGGCTACGGGCATTCATCACCCTGAAGTAGCTGACCGGATCTCTGCCTTCCTGACACGTCGCGAAGAAATGCTGCCACGCAGCGTCAAACGCTGGACCATGACGCATGCTGGCAAGCTGCATGTCGAAATTAAGCTGGATGTCGGCCAGCTTCTTCTCGTGTCTGCTTTCGATCTGCGCGATGAACTTGTCGGGATCGGAGAACAGCATCTCCTCAGCTTTGGGCTGAGCGATCTGTGCCGCTTTCTCCTGCTCACGCCGCTGTAGCTCGCGGACGTGGTTTTCGAGCCGCTGACGTTGCTGGCGCTCCTCCAGGAGGTCGCGCAGAACACCAGATTTGACCGGCTCGTCGTCAGGGTTGGACGGCTGCTGTTGAGGCGGCGGGGTCGGCTGAACTCCATAATTGGGCACAGGCCCGCGAAGCGACGAGATCGCGTCGGAGACTGCACGAGCTTCCTGAGGTTGCGGTGAGACGGAGGTGTCTGGCGACGGAGCAAGATCGGCGGGCACATCAGGTGATGCGCCGCTGTCGAAGACATCTTGTTCCAGGTCAGCCATGAACAACCCCTGCGCCGGTCACGTCAGCGCGGCACGCGGCAGGCAGACACCCCACCCACCCTGTCACGTCGGGTGCGACGAGGAGGCGATACACAGCCCCCAGCGCCTGTTTTCGGTCGGTGCGACGACCACACCCCTGACCTGGGGTGCGCCAGGATAGTGGGGTCGATACAGCCCCACACTCCAACTGGGAGAAGTGTGCTATACTGCGAATTGCAGTCGAGGACAATACAGGGGCCGTTTCGACCCCTGTAGATGACAGTATAGGGGACGAAACGACCCATGCCCGGCAGACCTCCGAAGATCAAACCAGACCGCCCGCCGCGCCGGGTGTCCGTCGTGCCGATCCCCGGCTGGACGCCGAAACCGAACGGCGGCCAGCAGAACGCGCATCATCCGACTGAGGACAGCAGGCTCCTGGTCGAGACGCTGACCGGCTTCGGCGTCGTTCAGGGTGAAATCGCCGACATCCTCGACATCGACCCCAAGACGCTGGCGAACCACTACCGGGAGCAGCTCACGCTCGGCGCACACCGCGCCAATGCGGCAGTGGTCGCCAATCTCTTCAAGATCGCCACCGACCCGAACGGCGGAACCGCGAGCGTCAATGCCGGCGTGTGGTGGACCAAGGCGCGCATGAACTGGTCCGAGACGCGCAAGGAAGCGATTACCGCCGATGTCCGCTCCGTCAACGCTAACGTCCGAGACCTGACCGATGAGCAACTTCTTGAAATCATCCATCGAG